TGGTGTGGGCGGATTATTGTCTGTGGGAAACATACGAAGGTCGATATCGCCAGCATTCCAGTTCCAGAATTTCAATTTGTCAAGTTCTTCGTTGCGTTTATGGATGAATTCTTGAATACCCGATAATGACGCGATACTGTATATACCTGTGCGGAACAATACGACCAACAACCATGGAACTAGATATACGATTGTCAATAACTGTCGCAGCCATCTTTTAACCCAAAACTCCTTTTCGAAATCTTCATGCACGCCATCTGAGAAGATATGATAACCGGTTGGTATTGCGCAAATCGCGAGAAGGACGACGAATGCGATCGCCCACCCCCAATTCTCTGGAATAACAGGTAAAGACGCACCACTCTTCGCCTCCTCTGCCGGTTTTATTCTAACCAAATAATCCCACCACCACGAGAGACCAAACACGAATACAGCGATAAACACCAATACACCAATCCAGCCGCCTCGCGTCGTGTTCGTGTCATTTTGCTTGAACTGCCACACCTGAACTGATTCTGCAAATTTCAGCATCGAATCAAGACCACCCACGTTCATTTCTTTCACTATCGGAAGCAATAAAATCGCACATAATGAAAGACCGACAATAACAACAATAAAAAAAGTGTCGATGAGTTCTTTTACACGTGGAAACATATCGCCTGAGAAAGTACCGGCGATCCAATCACTTGTTTTTGGCGAAGTGGTGACACGCGTAAAAAGTACACTCACCCACAAGATGATGAGAATCACCGATGTGAAGGGAATCAGCGAAAACCATTGGGCGAAACGCACTTCTGTTTTTGAAGCACTACTCTTCTTTTCATCAATCGCCGTGAATATTTTATCCCAGTCGGTTGAAAGCATCTTATCAGCTTTCAACTTCTTTTTTACATCTTCATTAATTTGTTTAGATTTCATAAACATTTTACGGTAGACATGAACAATGATAAAGAACACAATAATAAGAATGGATAAAAATGAGCTTACACCGACAACCGCTTTTACTGGTGATTTTGTTTGGTTGGACATGTTTTGAAGTCGTTCTTTGATTGCTTTATCTACTGCTGCCTCAAATTCTCCCGTATTGGCAAACGCATTTGGCGATTTCTTCTGAACTTCCTTTATTGCCTCTTGTCTCAACCGCTGATAATAAACACTATCCTTGTCGGCCATGATTGTATCCACGGATTTATCTGCCTCTTGATCCACAACACCCCATGAAATCAAAACAAAAATCAAAAACGCGATCGGCAAAAACCAGAACGCACGATTGAATACTTTCAACTTTTCTGTTTGTCCGAATAATATCAAGCAAAATACGATACCGATAATGATGTAAATGATACCATGGACTAAAAATGCTTTATCCTCGTATGTCGAACCTTTTTCCTTTTGTTCGGATGATTTTTCAAACCCGGGGCCACCCAGACTTTTAGATAAAAATAACCCGCCAGGCATAAAAATGACCGCTAGAATCAACGCGGCTACCATGACCATCGGTTTCATATCCGTTAATTTCCCTTCACTTACCAAACTCCATAAACAATACCCAATTGCGATAAACACCGCGATTTGGAAAAATAAGCCGGTTCCTAACATCGCGTCGGCACTCGTATTTGCGATATTTGTTTTATATTCATCTGACGCAAACTTATCATCTTTTAATTTACTACCTAAGTCACTCTTCATTTCGCTTCCGCGCACAACCAAAGGAATGCCGGCGATAATGAAGATTATAAATAGAGGTATGTTTGATGGTGTGAAGTTTTGAACGAAAGGAATTTTATCGGCGATCACCGGAATGTATTTGAACGCGATCAGTAAAAAATAGAGAAATCCCGCAATTAATAACAGAGATCCAACAGTAATGAGATCTGATGATGGGTCATAATCGCTGCTTCGACCAGACACATGAATGCTCGAAAATCCTAGCGCGATACCAAGGCCGAAAACTACGAAGGCGATGCCATAATAAAGTGGGCTGATGTTTGAAAAATCGATAGTGTCGGAAAGTTTTGGCATAAATGCGGGAGGGGTGCTACTATTTTCGAGTTCAAGCATCTTTGATGGGGATAAATAATGAATAAACGAAACATAGACGAATGCGATGATGAGTGTCGTGAAGACATGCCAATTATGTTCTAGTAGGTTGGATGAAACCATGCTAATAAATACGATTAGAACGAGAATAATAATCGGGAGATAATCCAGCAACTTTTTGATATGGAACGCTTCTTGGATCGTATCAACTACATTTGATTCTTTTTTACCTTCTGGACTGTCTAATTTATTTATCGTTGCGGCTGCGGCCGTGGTTGCTGCTAATATTACACTAACGGGGGGGTGGGACATTTATTTCTTTATATCCTCCTTATACGAACAACACCCAGTTATTATTATAGGATATAAAAATGTGATGGTCACTACGATATTACAAAAACGACATCGCGGTCTTTTTTCCGTGACAGTCGCGGCATAAAGCGACTAAATTATCGATATGATTGGAACCGCCATGTTCTAAGGCGATAACATGATCGACCTCGAACCAAGCGGGGAGCTGGCGCTGACAATCACCGCATTTCCAGCCTTGTTGTGCTGCGACATACTTTTTCTTTGTTTCACTTACGCTACGCTTGCTAGAGTTTTTGCCGGAGTTGAGCAACCGTCTTTCAGCGGGGGTTCCGCCGGGGGTTCCGCCCCCCCACGACGGCCGTGCTATTGGTTGCGCGGTTATTGCGCTGGGTGTTCCGACAGCACTACTCATCGCTCCGCCCATCGCTCCGCCCATCGCTCCGCCCATCGCTCCGCCCATCGCACCACCGTCGTGGGGGGGCGGAACCCTGGTCATATCAAAAAACGGCGTGATCATATCCGCAGTTCCTTTACTTATCGGCATATACTTGATAATATCATTCGCATGAAACAACAATTGCCTAGAGTTTTCCGGATTGCGGCGTAAAAACATGAAGAGCGATAGACCGATGAACCCGAATGTCGCCATCTTAATCCACTTTTGATTGCTTTGAAACATCTTTAACGGCTGACCATCATAGTATGTGTTTATAATCAGAACCGCCGTAATAATAAATATGATATATTCGGTTTTTACCATGTCTGCTGCGGATAGTTTGACGTTGGCTGGTTGGTAAGTTATATATAGTCTCGAATATTTCGCTACCGATTATGATAGTAATACGCCGCATACCCCAACCCAGCCACCAATAACAAATACACGAGCTTCTCTCGATACTTCAGTTCTTCTAAGATTTGGACAGACCGCGGGCGATAGTGTAAATAATATCTCTCGAGAGCATCATGTAAACTCACTTCATCCTTCATCAATAGAACATTATATCGATTGTGAATGAAATGAACCCAGCGAATAAATGAATCGCGGCTGTCTAAATATGGCGTGACCGGATATTTCCCTAACATTCGGTCAAACTCAGACGCCATTTCTGGATCAGGTATTAACATCGAGAAATTCTGGATGAAGTCGTAGTATTTTTTACGCGTCACATCATTCACATGATCAGGGTAATTTACCGCGGCTGTCATTAAAAGGAACCAGTAATGTGGTCCCCATACTTTCGCGTCAAGCTTAAGCATCGATTGCTTATAATGAAACGACATAAAAACAACCATAGAACTACGATAAGCGAATTTCAAAAGATGGAAGAAAATTGTGCCACTGAAGAAGAAACGACTGAAACACCAAAGGTAAATAATCCTAAATCAGCGTTATCGTATCTTGAAATCACCCAATTACGAAATCAACGAACGAAACATTCGACAACGGGAGGTGCAGGCGCAACGAGTAATCATACGTCACCATCGGTAAACAACGGCGAAACAAACAAGTATTTCTGTAATAATTGTAACCGAACAAATCATGTATATAATAATTGTCGCGCACCGATTACAAGTATTGGTGTGATTGCGTTTCGTTGTGGTGAATCGGGACCAGAGTTTCTCATGATACGTCGCCGAGATTCATTTGGATTTGTTGATTTTGTTCGAGGGAAATATTCTCTTAACGACGAAGCATATATACAACGGATCATCGATGAGATGACCATGACTGAAAAGGCGAATTTATTGCGACTAACATTCGAACAATTATGGCGATTATTATGGGGTGAATATACGCGAGGTAGTCAGTATAAAAATGAAGAGCATATTTCGTTTGAAAAATACAGACAGGTTCTTGGCGGAATACGCACGAAAGACGGGCGTATAAGGACGCTTCATCAGTTTATTGACGAATCTGCGACACGTTGGACCGAAACCGAATGGGGTTTTCCAAAAGGCCGGCGAAATTATAACGAAAAGGATCTACCATGTGCTTTACGTGAATGCCTAGAAGAGACCGGTTATGATATTGGAACCGATAATGTTATTCAGAATATTGCTCCATTTGAAGAAATATTTATGGGTTCAGACATGAAATGTTATAAACAGAAGTATTTTCTTGCGATGGTGGATTTAGATAAGAAACCGAAAAAGGCACATGACATTATGGAGGTTGGTCTCATGAAATGGATGTCATTCAGCGAATGTATTCAAACGATACGACCTTACAATTTAGAAAAAATCGGGATCGTTCGTAAAATCAATAACATACTATCCCGTTACCAGATATTTTAAGGTGAGATGATCTTTTTATTTCGTGTAATTATATAAAGGGTCATTATAAATAATAGCTACGATACATAAGAAAGATATGGCCGAAGAACAAGAAAATATACCTATAGAAGTTACAATACAACCGTCGGGGGGACCGTCCGTTGCTTCGGTTGCCGCGGCTGCGCTTGCGGTCATGCCAGAAGATGCGTCGTCAATTGCGGGAAGTAAAAAACCGCGCACGATACGTCCAAAAGCTAAAGCCGCCTCCGCCGCCGCCGCCGCCGTAAACACCGACCGTTCTGACCCGAAAACAGCGATCACGGTAATGAAGCGCGAACTTGAAGAAGGTCGCAGACGTCTGAAACCGGAAGAACTCAACAATCCATTTAGTAAGGAGTTCAACAAACTTCTTTTAAAAAAAGAATTACTTGAACGAGAGATGACAATCCATGATATTGGTATTTTGCCGGGTGACGGTGACGGTGACGGTGACGGTGACGGTGACGGAGCACGGATTGCTTCTGCCGCCTTAACCGGCCTCTATCCAACCCTAAATGACCCAAATTTTAATACTAAAATCGCCTTGCGAAAGGAGTTTTTTGATACCAAGATGGATGTAGATAATGCGAAAAATGTAGAGGAAGAGGCGGAGATTCTATGTAATGCGCAGATTGAACTTGCGCCGAACCAGCAATTTGTTCGTAATTTTCTTTCAGTAGAGACACCGTATAATAGTTTGCTATTGTATCATGGACTTGGAACAGGAAAGACATGTTCTGCGATTAGTGTTGCGGAAGAGATGCGAGACTATATGAAACAAATGGGAATTACGCAACAAATTATGGTGATTGCGTCACCAAACGTTCAGGAAAATTTTCGGCTTCAGCTCTTTGATGAACGCGAACTCCGAGAGATTGAGCCGGGTGTATGGAATATTCGTGCGTGTACCGGCAACAAATTTATCAAAGAGATAAACCCGATGAATATGAAAGGACTGACACGTGACAAAATCATTAAACAGATACGACGGCTTATTTCATCGCACTATTTGTTTTTTGGTTATAACGAATTTGCGAATTATGCGCGCACACATGCGTCAAGTATTGGAATTTCGCAAGATGATGCTGTCATACAAGAAGTTCGTCGTAAAGCGCCTGCTGGCGCAAGTGTCGGCGTTGCCAAAAAAGGACGTAAGTCAGCTGCTGATGCCACAAAGGCGGCTGAAATGGAGACACTTGCGATCGAAACACTTTCTGTCGCAAAGTTGCGTAAATTATTCGCAAATACTCTGATTATTATCGATGAAGTTCATAATATTCGTATTACAGACGATAACAGAGATAAACGCGTGGCGAAGATATTGTTCCAGATTGTTCAAAAAGTGAATAATGTGAGATTGCTTCTTCTCTCTGGAACACCAATGTATAACAGTTATAAAGAAATTGTGTGGCTCATTAACCTTATGAACCTGAACGATCGTCGGGCGACCATCGATATCGCGGATGTATTTGATGAACGCGGTAACTTTCGTATCGACTCGGATGGTCGAGAGATTGGAAAAGAGTTGCTTGTTCGTAAAGCAACCGGATATGTATCGTTCGTTCGTGGTGAAAATCCATATACATTTCCTTATCGTGTATATCCGAGAGAACATTCACCTGATTACTCGCTGCTTGCACGTGTGTCTGATGGTGGGGCTGGATATCCACGAACCCAATTAAACGGACGTCATATCGAACAACCGATTGAACATATTGACGTATTTATGACACAAGCTGGCGATATACAAGAAGCTGCGTATCGTTTTATTATTAGCGACATGAAAGCGATGTATATTTATAAAAAAACAGCGATGGTTCGACGAAAAAAAGCAGCCGCAGCAGCAGCAGCATCCGCAGCAGCATCCGAAGCAGAAGAAGGCAAGGGCAAGGGCAATGGCAAAGGCAAAGGCAAGGCCGCCGCCGCCGCGGCAGAAGCAGCAGGAGGCGTAAGCGGTGTAATTGATGAAACAACTGTCGTTGAATCAGTCGATTTCCCGTCATTCGAAAATATGGACACAATCGGTTATGCGGTGGTTCAAAAACCGTTGGAAGCGTTGAATATTGTCTATCCTCATCCGTCTCTCATCGAATATATAAATGACCCGAATGACGAATTTGATATTACGGCGTGTATTGGTAAGGAAGGTCTGCGTCACATCATGTCATATGAAGAGGTAGGCAATCCTCCCATGAGGCTGAATTTCGAATATCGCCCTGAATTTATTCGTGCGTTTAAATTGCCTCGCGGTGAAACAACTACGAAAGCATCATCCCGTATCTTTGCGCCAGAAAATATTGGCCGATATTCAGCGAAAATAAGACATATCACGAATAAAGTCATGACGAGTGATGGTATTATTCTCATTTATAGTCAATATATTGATGGCGGCGTTGTTCCCGTTGCTCTCGCATTAGAGGAACTCGGATTTTCGCGTTACAGCATCGCCGGAGGAAATTCGTCGCTTTTTCGAAGCAAACCTACACAGAATATTGACTCGATTACGATGCTTCCACAACGTCAACATCTGGCGCAATATCCTGACCGCCCATTTCGTCCGGCGCGTTATTCCGTTATCACCGGTGATCCTACGATTTCGCCGGACAATCTACATGAACTAAAAGCGTTGACGAGTGAAAATAATACAAACGGCGAAAATGTCAAGGTTGTCATTATTTCGGTTGCCGGAAGTGAAGGCCTTGATTTTAAAAATATTCGCCAGGTCCATATTTTGGAACCGTGGTATAATATGAACTTGCTCGAACAAATTATAGGTCGTGCTATCCGTAACTGTAGTCATAAACGTCTCCCTTTTTCACAGCGAAATGTTGAATTGTATTTATACGGAACATCGCTTTCAAATCCAGATATTGAGGCTATCGATCTTTATTTGTATCGTCTCTCGGAATTCAAGGCAGTAAAGATCGGAGTTGTCTCTCGCGTTCTTAGAACATCCGCGGTAGATTGTATATTGAATGTTCAACATAATACACAAACCGCAGCACAACTCAATCAGGTTGTTCAGCTAAATCTCTCATCACGTAAACAAATAAACTATCAAGTCGGCGCACGCCCTTATTCCGCATTATGTGACTACATGGAACGGTGTGAGTATGTTTGTCGGCCGACATTTTCGAATGGACGACCGATCCAAGAACAGCGTGATTTATATGGAATGGACAGCGACAGCGACGACGACGAAGATGAGCAGCGACGCGAAGAAAGTGATGTTCGAATCGATACATTTAACGAGAAATTTATGTCGATGAATCTCGATAAAATTATTCATAAAATTCGTGAATTATACAAAGAATCATTTTTCTATAAGAAAACAGGTCAAAATGGAATTATCGCACACGTAAACGCGATACGACAATATCCCATCGCACAAATCAATTTAGCTCTCACACAGATGGTGTCTGATCCCAACGAATATGTAAATGATAAATATGGACGTCTTGGGCGTATCATAAATGTAGGGGATTACTATCTATTTCAGCCTATTGAAATAACAGATAAACGTATCAGTATTCATCAACGAAGCACGCCAGTTCCATATAAGCATAGTGCCATAGAATATCCTCTTCCAGAAAATATAACAGAGGATTATTTGGGTATTCTTGAGAAACCATTTTCAGGCTCGGCCGCATCCGCATCCGTGTCAGTTCCAAATAAGAAAGTCGCGGAAGTAGTGAACGATAAACTAAAACCCCGTGCGACTTTGTCACTTCCTCCGATTGTATCAGAAGAAAGGGAAGCGGCAGCGGAAGCAGAAGCAGACGTGCCATTAAGTAAAGAGGAAGAAATCATTACGATGTTGTCAAATACATTCGAGACATGTAATACCGTATTTGATAAGCCTACGAAAGAACAGGATGACTGGTATTATTATTGTGGAAAGGTAATTCGTCAAATCTCTCAGACAGAAGAATTCCAAATTTCCAAAGAAGAGCTTCATGAGCTTGTCATCGCAAATCTTATCGAGCATCTATCATTCGAAGAATCAATAACCTTGTTGAATTATCTATTTCGAAAGAATAACGAATCGATGGAGATTACAGCTGGCGGTGCTGCCGGAGGCGGCGGAATACAACTTCTTACACCATTTGAACGTATGATCTTACAGTATTATTATCGACAGGTAATACATCGACCATTAGTAGGAAGAAGAGCCGCTGCTGCCGCCGCCGCTGCCGCTCCTGTGCCAGAAGATAAAGGAATGCTATTATTCAATAAGGAGAAACCAAAATTATTTGAACTTGTTGTATTACGTTATGAAACGCGCGAATGGGTAGCAGCTGAACCTGAAGATGAACAAGAATTCTATTTACTTTTAGTAAAAGTCCAAACGGAACAAATTAAAAAAATGAATATGGTGATTGGATTTATTTCATTATTTAAAATGTCATACATGGTATTTAAAGTCAAGGTAATGTCAAAGAAACGCGACAAAGGTGCTAGGTGTGATCAATCAGGTAAAACCGACGCAATATCAATTATCAATACGGTGTTGTCGTTGAATCCTGCGACACAAGGGGATGAATACAAACTTACCACCGAAAACACAAAACTCAGAACCCAAAAGGAATTATGTGTATTTCAGGAGTTTTTATTGAGGACGTTTGATAGGAAGGCGGTCAACGGGCGAAAATGGTTTTTTACACCATGCGAGGCTTTGTTGTGCGATATTGAAGGTTTACATATAGAGAAATAAAGTATAGATATATATTAGGTGATATGGAACAAAGGACAGCAAAAGTTAGTATTTCAAGATATGGTAATGTAAGTCAAGCGCCGATTACAGCATCGCCCAAATTAGGAATTTATACGACGATATTACTGACACGTAAATTGGAAGTTCCATTTCGTATTATTGGGCGTAACATAAAAGATACACTTGAGCATATTCTCTCGAAAATCGTAGAAGGAAAGTGTATGGCCGAAGGATTTATTCGCCCAGGTAGCGTGAAAATTCTCACGTATTCGAACGGGTATCTTCATGGAAAGAACGCGATATTTGAAGTGGTATATGAATGCGAGGCGTGTTCGCTTGTTGAAGGAGTCGTGTTTTCATGCGTGATTAAAAATATTAGCTTAGCGGGTATTCGTGCGACACTCAACGAGCCCAAAAGTCCGGTAGTCGTGTTTGTCGCACGCGACCATCATTATGACCGCGCCGATTTTACGCGTCTTCGGGAAGAAGAAGAGATACGCGTGAGAGTCATCGGTCAACGATTTGAGATTGGTGATGATGCTATTTCGGTGATTGCGGAGTTGGTGTAACCACATTCGTATAACCACTTACTATATTGTAAATGGTTATATAAAGCGTGCGAGGTCGTATATATAACACACAGACACGCGTGTATGGACCACATATTTACATGCCTTCACTGTCAAGAACCATTTGTTATCGCGCATAACGAGTTCAATTGTCGAATATTGCGTCATGGTGTATATAAAAATACACTACAACCGATGGATCCTCATGCGAGTAAAGAAGTATGTGATCAACTCGTGAATGATAGATTGATTTATGGATGTGGCAAACCATTACTGATAGTTGATTCGAGTGCGAATGCGAACACATATGATATCGTGATATGTAACTACATCTGAATTCTATCGAAAACAAAAACGAAATAAAATTGATACAAATATAAACATAATTTTAGAATTCATATAGTCATCGTCGTTCATAGTATAATGGCGTCTCAAACCGTGATCGCGGGAAATACAAAACGACCTACAACAAAACTAATACGCCCAAAACCGAAAAAACCCGCGGTTGAACATAATACGATAGTGGAAGAAACACCTGACGCATACTGCGATCCAGAATTGTTCGTGAAACGTCAAATACGACGAAAATTGTCGTTGCCATTTTATAAAATCACAAAAGATGTCATTCTCGCACAACTATTGAGAATTGAACTCGCGAAATTAGTAGAAGGACGGTGCTCAGTTGAAGGCTATATTTGTCCGAACTCTATCTCGATTTCGTCTTATTCGTGTGGAACACTCGCGGGGTCAAATATACATTTCGACATTATAGCCGATTGCCTGATTTGTCATCCCGATGAAAATACCGTGATCAAATGCGTCGCGAAAACGATAACACAAGCTGGAATTCGTGCTGGTGCGAGATTTTTACAAAAAGATAATGTGTCTCCAATAGAAGTATTTCTCTCACGGGATATGCATGCGTCCTCTTCGCGTGATTTGTTCTCGCGAATTGAGGAAAATGACGTTCTTACGGTGAAAATTATCGGGCGTAGGTTTGTGCTTCATGATACACATGTGACAATTATTGCGATGTTAGAGAATTCATTATGAAAGAGTATAAAGTTTAGACCGTATTCTATTGTATATGATGTCGTCTAGTTCAAACAGTGGTGGTTCTTTTTATTCATCAAACAATATAGCGACCGCGACTGCAATTGCGAGTCTTACGGCGATGAACGAGATACAAACGATCGCTCAACATGTCGAGGCGAAAACGAATTATTTGATGTCTTTAAAAGAAGGTATTGAAAATATGCCGGTTGTCCATCAGATTGAGGTGTTACGGATTCTATGTTCCAAAAACACACAAATTAATGAAAATAAAAACGGCGTATTTGTCAATATTTCTAGATTGAATAACGACTTAATACAGGAATTATATGATTATATGAAATATTTCATCAATCAAGAAAATCATCTTAATGAAATCGAACAACAGAAGCAAAGTCTCACAAAGGAGTTTTTTGATAAATAAACACATAAAGATAATACGATGATTTATATAACCGCATAGGATGACTGGTATTGTTCCTTGTCTTTATAATGCTTACTCATTTACACCGGAAAATTTCCACAACGAATCTATTTTATGTTATTCGACGATCGAGCGCAATACTCCGTCTTCTTCTTTACCGTTATTACCGAAACCGATGTTTATAAAACATATAGATGACATTCCGGCGTCGGTGTCGTCGGATTCGGACTCTGACTCGGACTCTGACTCGGACTCTGACTCGGATTCGTCGTCGTCGTTTCAGAATAAAGTGACAAAATTTCATCCAGATGATATAAGTCAATATGCTTATAATAACATACGCACAGGTGAATCATCGAATACAGATTCATTATTATGGTGTTTGTATATTATGATGTATGGTGTTGAAAAATATGAAATGATTGAGAACCGTTATACTGAGTCAAATCGTTTTAAGTTTGAACTCATCGAAATGTTACGAATAAATAAGATCATTCTAAAAGCAAACAAGGTGAAACTGAATTCGGTAGAAGATACGTTGGTACATAAACCATTCATTACATTAGAAACACTTCATGCCGTTGTATTATGTAAATCATTTTCTTTGTGTATTGTTCAAAATCGTAAGTATTACGATAGCGATAGCGGTAGCGGTAGCGGTAGCGGTAGCGGTAGCGGTAGCAATCGCGTCTTCATCATCGAAAAGATAAAGGGGAAATATGTTTTATATATCGCACCCATGCCTATGATTGTTGATTATCTCGCGTATGTGCGTGAGAATTATTGGCGAATGGAAAGTATTATTTCTACTCCAATTCGCCCTATTTCAGCATACAAATTACAAGACTTAATCGATATTTCTGTAAAACTGAACTTGCCTACTGTGAATGTATTTCCAGATAAATTCGGATCGATAGGAACAGAAAAACGTAAAACGAAACAAGAACTATATGAATCGATTTGTCGATGTCTATAAAATTGAAGTATATATATATAAATATTATATCCTATTCATATATATAATGCGGAGAAATCGCGAAAGAGGAGGTCTGTCGTCGATGGCGGCGTCAGCATCGGAGACTGCGTCGGCGAAACAATCCGCATTCTTACGTATTGTAAAACATTATTTAGAAGGTATCACCGATACGACTGATGGTGTCCCCGAATTAGAAATACGTTTCGGAACACGTGGAAATAACGCAACTACTCGCGAAAACTTCGACGGTGTTCTTCAAAAATTACTATCCGGCGGATTTTACTTCGTGAAAAAAAATGCGTATGCTTTGAAAATCCAGAATGAATTCATCGACCAGAAAACTGGACAAACCAAACTTTCTCTTATTCGCGCCGAAATACACGGTATCAACGAAATCCAGAATTATTGTAAGACGAATGTTCCAGATGAAAAATACGCGCTATTTACTCAAAAGATGTATGCGAAGGCGGGGGGCGGCGGCGGTGTTGGAGGTGAGGGCGAGGGCGAGGGCAGCGGCGGCGGCAGCGGCACAACAATCCACCCAGTTATATTTGACGACTTTAATTTCAAAGTAAGTTATCAACGAGAAAAGCGTATCGCAAATACATCGACGCTCGCAAGGTCGATTATGAAAACATGGAATGACAACAAGAAGATATTTCGTTATATCAATCGTAGCACATTAAAACATCCCGATTTTCCGTTTCAAATCGATATGAGTGTTGTCAAGGAGTCGCATAAAGACCAAACCGGTTATATTTCAACATCGACATTTGATGCTGCCAAAGTTATTGAAAGTCCTATTCGGTATGAAATCGAAATTGAAGTCATCAACGAATTGGTCGGTCCAGGAACCGCGTTTAACCATCCGAATCATTTGTTGGATCATTTGCGCAAGATGATAAAAATTGTGATGTCAGGGCTACAAGGAACAAATTATCCCGTTTCATTATCCGATATGCGTAGTGTCCACCGTCGATATTATGAGTTATTGTATCCTGATGAAAAGCAAGGACGCGACAGTGACAGTGACAGCGACAGCGACCGTGACCGTGACCGTGACCGTGACCGTGACCGTAAAGGTGGTGCTGGTAAATACGACGAACGTGAACGCGAACGTGAACGTGAACGTGAACGCGACAACCGAGTGCGACAGAAAGAACGTGAACGAGAACACGAAACCGCCAGCGGAAGAAACGGAATACAACTTCGCCCAAAGCATTTTATTGGTCCATGTTCTTATACACTTCAAATCCAAAACATTCAGCCGCTTGATCCTGACTCGAAGGTCCCAAATATTCGATTGAATTATTCTGTAACAGAAAAGGCAGATGGACATAGAAAGCTTCTATTTGTCGCACCAAAAACCGGCCATATTTATCTCATCGATACAAACATGAACTTCCAATTTACAGGTGCTGTTTCGTTGAATACAAAACTACATAATACACTATTAGACGGTGAGCATATCCTTCATAACAAAAACGGAGATTTTATCAACTTATTCCTTATATTTGATGTATATTTCGTTCACAAGGCAGATGTTCGGTCGCGTCTATTCTTTCCGATCAACGAAGACGAAGTTCTCACGAATTTTCGACTTCCATTAATGGAAAGTGTCGTAAAAAATCTTCAGTTGAAATGCGTATCGGGTGGGGCAGATTCATTACCACCGATTCGTATCGAGACCAAGAAGTTCGAAATCGCATCATCGTCAAAATCCATTTTCGATTGTTGTGCCTTGATATTACGCAAAGCAGCCGAACATCAATTCGAATATCACACCGACGGCCTTATCTTTACACCGATTGATTTCGGCGTGGGAAGTGTCGAGAGAAATGATCCTACATCAGCTGGACCATTATACAAGGCTACATGGGACTACTCATTCAAATGGAAACCAGCACACATGAATACAATCGACTTTCTTGTGACAACAAAAAAAGGCGAAGATAATGATGATCTTGTAAGTAATATATTCAAAAGTGGCGTTGACATGTCGCGTTGTATTCAGGTTCAACAATACAAAACGTTGGTATTGCGTGTCGGATATGATGAACGAAAACATGGACACCTGAATCCATGCGTTTCGATGATTGAAGGTGCGGCGGCGACATCATCCGGTCGTGGACACAACAGCGGTGAATCTACCGACACCTATAAACCGGCTCCATTTTATCCAACATATCCTTATGATAACGATGCGCATATTTGCCATGTCATGTTACGTCCAGATGAAGCCGGAGTAAGTCAAATGATGACGCTTGAAAACGATATCATTCAAGATGAGACGATCGTCGAATTTAGTTATGATCCGTCACAACCGGTAAATTGGCGGTGGTCTGCCCTGAGAGTTCGACACGATAAAACGGCAGAATATCGCGCAGGAGGCAAGAATTATGGCAACGCGTATCACGTTGCGAATAACAACTGGCACTCCATCCATAATGCGATTACACCAGAGATGATGATGATAGGTGAAGGAATTCCCGATGACCTCACGAACGATGATATTTATTATAATAATGCCGAAACTTCGAACGGAGGGCGAGGGATTGATATTGGACGGGGAACGAAAATTCGAACACTCACAAAAGGAATGCGTGATTTCCATAACTTGTTTGTTAAACGCAAGCTGATCATGAGTGTCGCTCGACCCGGACAAACACTTATCGACCTTGCGGTTGGAAAAGGCGGTGATTTACCAAAATGGGTTGCCGCAAAATTAGGCTTTGTTTTCGGTATCGATTATTCGAAAGACAATCTAGAACATAAATTCGACGGTGTGTGTGCGCGTTATCTTGATATCAAGAAGAGAAAACACAATATTCCAGACGCGATATTCATTCACGGTGATAGCAGTAAAGAAATTCGAACCGGTCAAGCCGCAATAAGTGAGCGTTATCGGTTGATATCACGTGCGGTGTTTGGCGAAGGATCGAAAGATGCGAGTGTATTAGGTCGAGGTGTTTATCCGCATTACGGTCGCGCGGCCGATGGGTTCGATGTTTGCTCTGTTCAGTTTGCGATCCACTACTTCTTTGAAAACATTATGAAAGTCCATACCTTTCTTCAAAATGTATCCGAATGTACGAAACTGGGCGGATATTTCATCGGAACATGTTTTGACGGGGCACGCATCTTTCATGCGTTATCACGTCTAGAAAGCGGATCGGAGTTGAGTATTCTCTCGTCTGGGGGGGCGGACCCTCAAAAAATGTGGTCCGTCCGTAAGAAGTATCATCAAACCGAATTTGAACCGGATAGTAGTAGTGTTGGATACGAAATAGAGGTGTATCAGGATTCAATCAATAAGTTGACGCGCGAATATCTCGTGAATTTTGATTACTTGACTCAGCTTCTTGAAAATTATGGGTTTGACCTCGTGACACCAGAAGAAGCCGAAACCACGCTGATGTTTCGTATGCCTGATGGAACCGCGACATTTGAAACGATGTATCATGAAATGGAAATCGAATGTAAGAAACGGCGTGATGGAGACGGTGGTGGTGGTGAAGGCGCGGGCGCAGGCGCGGGTGAATGGGAACGTCACTGTCAACATGAATATGGTTCCGCTTTGTATATGTCGGCAGAAGAGAAGCAAATCTCATTCTATAATCGGTATTTCATATTCCGAAAAAACCGAAATATCAACGCAAAGCAGTTGAAAAACAGCTTCTTAAGTTATGCTGGCCTACAAGAGGAACAACAGCGTGTTTCTTCTTCAGAACAGGATCTAACCGACGAATCTGTCGCACTCGAAAAAATCGCGAAAGCGTCGCGTCCAATCGATGTTGCTTCTAAACCGGCAATTGCTGCGCATATTCTTGAAGAACGTAAGGATGCCGCGGCCGTATCCGCAGTACTTGCGAGCGATTCTTCTTCTTCTTCTTCTTCAACGACCGCAGCTTCGACATTAAAAAAAGCGAAACCCAGACTGAAAAAGGTTACGACCGTAAAGGGATCAACGGAGGTGGCAGCGGCGGCGGCGGCGGCAGCGGAGGCGGCGGAGGCGTCAGCAGCGGCACCAATCGAACAATTAGAGAAAAAAATACAGAAACGCGCTACTACCAAAAAGGCAAAGGTGGCGGCAGAAGCGGATGATACGACCACGACTGGAGCAGGAGCCGCAGCCGCAGCCGCACCCGCAGCAGCTCCGAAACCCAAACGTCAAACCAAGAAGAAAACCGACTTATAAACATTTTACGTATAAATATAATCGATCAATATGTTCAAAAAAACTCCAAAAAATTGTTTCAAACCATTATTATCATGTTCAGGACAATCACCCCCCGCCGCAACAAATGATATAACCTCGCAGGCACAGGACAAGACTCATTCTTCAACAACCACAACAAACGGACCGGTGATGACGTATTTCAACTATTTTTTATTACCACAAGTTGATCTACATGTATGTAAAAATGGGAGTTATAAACCACTCGAACTACAAATTAGATATAGTAGTGAACATAATGTGTATATATCATCCTCAATATACGCACATTTATGTGATATCAAACATCAGATCGAACAGTATCAAGACACATGGGATAACATAAAAAAGTTTACGAATCCATATGAATATATACATTCAAACATATCCGGTAATAAAACAAATATTAGTCGATTGCGCCCATTATCACGGTCATTCTATAAAATGATCGAAATCATGAAAAATAATGATATGTTATCCCAATACAAAAATACATATACTACAAAACCTGATTCAAAAATGGGACTTAAAACATTTCATTTGGCAGAAGGGCCTGGCGGGTTTATTGAAGCAATCGCGTATTTACGTGGAATCGATTATCAACGTCATATACACGACGACGAAAAGAATATCAACACGCATGTAGGCTGCG